ATTGGATATGTATATTATAAGTAGTCCTGTTAAATTGGGAATTACATCTAATATATGCATTAAAATCTTTGAGACCAATATTTATCGTGTTCCAAATACTGATTTAGTGTATTTTATGATAAATTCGATTCCACCTAAGAAAGATTTGTCAAAGTTCTTCTTCAGGGATGCCGTTAACATTCGTGTTAATGGCTGGTACTTGAAGAGGGACGCTGATGGATTGATTTCAAAGAATTACGTAAGAAATGTGGCGTCACAATTTATACATACCAAAGAATTAGGTATTGGCGTGAGGGGTTGGTTGGGTACTGCAGAAGCTGTTACGATACAGGGCGACTGTGGTACCACATTGGTTCTTGATACCCCGAATGGTCCCGTTATAGCGGGAATTCATTTTTTGGGTAAAGAGAGAAGTGTAGCGGCTCATTCTATTTTGCAGAAGGATAATGAGGCCGCGACTCAACATTTTAGGGCTGTTCACATATTGCCTGGGCCACCTCTTCTGAAATCTCAAACAGCAGAAAGAATTTTAAGTGCTTCGTTACATCCAAAGGCTGTTTGTAGGTGGATTCCAGAAGGGGTGGCCAATGTGTATGGGACTATTGTTGGGTCTCGGGGTAAACCTCGCTCAAAGGTTCAACCCACATTGATGTGTCCCTTCTTACTGTCGAAGGGATACAAAATTGAGCACGGTAAGCCAGTGATGGATGGCTGGTTACCATGGAATATAGCTTTATCTGATATGGTTAAACCCTCCACAAATTTTGACAGTAGTATTATTGATAGCTGTGTGGAGTCTTTTACTCAAGATATTCTTAGTGCAATACCCAAGGAGGCCTTGAAATTTGTTCATGTCTATGACGATTTCACAGCACTTAATGGAGCGGCCGGTGTTCGGTACGTAGACAAGATTAAGCGCAATACAAGTGCTGGTTCCCCTTGGAATACTTGCAAGAAGAAATTTTTGGAGCCATATTTAGACGATCCTGAATTGCCAGAAGCTAGAGTAGTCACAAAGGAGATACAGGACCGTGTTGATCTTATAGAAGAGTTGTATAAGCAACGAAAGCGGTACATGCCTGTCTTTAGCGCTCATCTCAAAGACGAAGCCACTCCTAAGAAGAAGATTGAGAGTGGAAAAACCCGAGTGTTTACAGGCGCTCCTTTTGATTGGTCTTTAGTGGTTCGAAAGTATTTACTCTCAGTCATCAAATTGATTCAGAGTAATCCATATATCTTTGAGGCCGCTCCAGGGATTAATTCACAATCCCTGCAGTGGCAAGTGATGTATAATTATTTGAAACACTTTGGTAAAGACCGAATGGTAGCAGGAGATTATAAAGCATTTGATAAGAGTATGCCAGCTTCTATCATTTTGGCTTCCTTTCAAATTATTATTAATATTGTTAAGGAAGCTGGGTATTCCGAAGAAGAGCTGTTAGTAGTGCGTGGCATCGCTGAGGATACAGCTTTTCCCCTGGTGGATTTTAATGGTGAGCTCATTGAGTTCTACGGTTCTAACCCATCAGGACACCCTCTAACCGTAATCATCAATTGCCTTGCTAATTGTTTGTACTTACGATATGTCTACACCAAATTAAGTCCATTAGGAAATTGTGTTGACTTTAAGCAAAAAGTCAATCTTATGACATATGGTGATGACAATGTGATGGGTGTTTCTACTGAAGCACCATGGTTTAATCACACTACTATACAGCATGAATTGGCTAAACTGGGTATTGTTTATACAATGCCCGATAAAGAAGCTGTATCAGTACCATTTGTAAGTATCAATGAAGTAACTTTTCTTAAGCGAGGTTGGCGATTGGATACGGATATTGGGGCAGTGGTGGCACCACTTGAAATGGACTCTATTAATAGATCCCTGACGATGTGTGTGAAATCCAAAGCCCTTTGCGATGAAGCTCAATGTGTGGAAGCATTAGTGTCTGCACTTCAAGAATACTTTTTTCATGGCAAAGAGAAGTTCTTAGAATTCCGAAAGTTAGTTTTTGAGATAATTGACGAATTAGATTTATATACGTATATCACTGATTCAACATTTCTCAAGTATGATGAATTCTATGAACGATTTTGGGGATCTTCCGAGTCTTTCAAGTGGGTCACCACTTCGGAGTATTGGTTAGCCTCCTAAAAAGCAACCACGCTGTATGTAGTTACTGCTTTTGGTAATATGGTTATTAAATTACCGAAAGAGTGTGGACATACTTTGAATTTTGCCAGGGCGCTCCCCGAAATCCCTATTTAGGGAAGATTTGGCTGAAGTCAACTTAACCACCAATTCTATCTAGGTCTGGGTTAGCCTTGATAGAAAATTACAACCTGCTAAAACAACAAAACAAAATAATAATTTTCTATTGACTGCTGAAGCAGCAGAGCGGATTGTGGCGCATACCACATACTCACC